GCAGTAATCGGGCCTACCGTGCGCGGCCCTGCCTTTGTGCCGACTCCGATTTCGACCTATGCAGAATATGTCCGCTGGTTTGGAGATTCGTTTATTTCCGGTTCAGGAGCATCTGAGCGAATGTACAAATATTTAACTACACATTGTGTTCAGGAATATTTGCGTTATGGTCAAGTCATTACGGTTGTAAAAATCCTTAATGCAAATTATCAACCTGCGTATTCGTTTGTAATCAATTCAGCCAGTTATGCTTCCGCTTCTGCATATGGCGGAAATAACATGGCATTCAAGATTGTTGCCTTAAACGATGGCGACATTTCCAACTCAGGCCGCACCGCAGCGTCGATTTCTGGTTCGGGCCAAATTGCTGATGAAGGAACTACGAACAATATTTTGAACTCAGGTTCGCAATATAATATGCGTTGGGAAATTGCAAACGTAGATCCATCCAGAGGCGTGTTTGATTTGTATCTTCGCAGAGGTGACGACATTTCTAATAGAAAAGTAATATTAGAACAATATACCCAGCTTAGTTTGGATCCAAATACTCAAAATTACCTTCCCCGCGTCGTCGGCGACATGGTCAACACGTTAAGATATGATTCTAACGGTTCGCCCTATTTGGATCGTTCAGGTTCATTTACAAATAGAAGCAGATTTATCCGTATTGAAGCAACTAATAATACATTAAATTATATCAATTCTAATGGTGCGGTTCGTGACGCGTCGTTGTCTGGTTCATTGCCAGCAGCGGTAAGCGGAACATTCGCAGGTGGCAATGAAGGAAACGTAGTTCATCCTCGTGCAATGAACGAATTGATGTTTGCAACTAATACACAAGGCTTCAATCCTGCTTCGGCGGCATTTGGGCAAACTGCGTATCAAGATGCGATTGACATTCTTTCGAACAAGGATCAATACGATATTAACTTATTGTTTACTCCCGGATTGTTAGATAACGCGACTGGACATGGTTCGATCATTACCAGAGCGATCAATATGTGCGAAGATAGAGGCGATGTGTTTTATATAATCGACCCGACGTACAAAGGTTCAACCGTAGGTCAGGCTCAATTGGCAGCGGACTCAAGAAATACAAATTACGCTTGCTATTACTATCCTTGGTGTCAAATCCCAGATCCAGATTTGGGAAGGAACATTTGGGTTCCGCCATCTGCAATTGTTTCGGCTGTTTATTCTTTCACCGACTTGGTTGCGCACCCTTGGTACGCTCCCGCAGGTTTGAACCGGGGAACGTTGGATACAGTTATTCAGACGGAGAGGCTGATGACACAAGGCGACAGAGATAACTTGTATATCAAGTCGGTTAATCCAATCGCTACCTACCCACGACAAGGAATAACAGTTTGGGGCCAGAAAACATTACAGAAAAAACAATCCGCAATGGATCGTATAAATGTAAGACGATTGTTAATTGATGCGAAGAAGTTTATTGCATTTACAGTAAAATATCTGGTATTTGAAAACAATACAGTTCAAACTCGCGCAAGGTTCATCGAATTGACTGATCCTTATTTCCGAAGAGTTCAGAACCAACAAGGTTTGTACGATTATAGAATCATCATTGACGAATCGAACAATACGCCGGATGTAATTGACCGTAACGAAATGAGAGCGCAGATTTATTTGAAACCTGCAAAAACCGCAGAATTCATCATAGTTGACTTTATGGTTCTTCCCACTGGAGCCTTATTTCCAACCGATAACAACAAGTAAATTTTTAGAATCCTAACCTTTGAAATGAAAAAGTTTCAGGGTTAGGATATTTATGTAAAAAAGAGGAAATAAAAAATGCCAAGACTTCTTGTGCCAGATTCATACCATCCAAGTTTACAGTTTCGGTACTGGGTCACGACCAGTAAATTAGCAGGTGCGCAATTTTATTGCAAATCCGCACAACAACCTACGGCGCAAGGCGCACCAGTGACAGTAGAATATATTAACTCATATTTTAAGGTCAAAGGAAAGTTGCGCTGGGATTCAATCACTTTGGGCTGTTATCAATTCGAAGGAATTACCGCAGCCGAACTGTATGGATATTTACAAGAGCATCAGGCAACTGATTCCGCCACAGACACTCGCGCACCTGCTTACAAACACGACCTTCAATTAATGATACTCGGCCCAGACGAAGCACCCGTCGGAACGTGGAAATTGGTTGGAGCATTTTACGAATCAGTTGCTTGGGGCGACCACGATCGCGGAACTGATGACGTAGTTGTTGCAAATTTAACTATTTGTTATGATTATGCAACATATTCTTAAAATAAACTTAAAAAATAGGAGAATGAAGAATGCCAGATTTTATAGTAAATCTTTTAGTCTCGCTTTGGGACAAATTTAAAGCAAAGAATGCACAAGTAGCTACCATAATCGTAGTGGTCTTAGGCACGTTGGTTTATTTTGCAGATCAAGGCTCGTTGGCCGGAGTTATTTCAATTCCAGCATGGGCTGCAAGTATAATCCAGTGGTTGGGAACGTTTTTTCTTGCACTTCAAGGCTCAAGAACAAGTGCCGCCTTGGCGAAACAAGTTCGCGCATAGAAATGAAAATAGGGCATTGGTGTTAAAACCTTTGCCCTATTTCTTTTTAAGTTATTCAGACTTTCCGTTCGGAAATAACGCTGCGAGGAGACCAGCAATTATCATCCCGACCTCAATTAATCTAAGGTTTTCGATGCACATTCCGGCCACGATGCAAATCATCCAAATGACGATCAAAATTCCCGGCCACCACTTACTTACCATGAGTATAATTTGATGTTGAGTTCCCGCCTACGCTGGCCAGATATCCCAAATGTGAATGAATTACACTTCCATCCGCGTTAAATGATCCGCCGATATTGGTGATATGGTAAAATTCAAACCCAACTTCGTTGAGTTTTTCGATTGAGAGGATTTCCCCCTCGTTCAAACGCCCCAATACCTTGAGTGCAATGGCTTCATCTCCTGCGGCCATCGCTGCCGCAATTCTATTCACTAGAACCCCATAATTGGGATCAAGTGAAACGAGTGCATTAAATGCGTCGGCTGACCCTTGGTGGCCAATTGCGGACGTAAATTGTCCATTATTTTTTTGAATTATTTCAATCGCGGTATCTACCGTGATTTTCCGATTGATATAAACGCCCTCGTTGGGCATAATTGTTGTGTTAAACAGGTAGAGCATTGTTGATGTTATTTTTTGCCTACTCTATACGCTTTTCGGCTACCGCGTTTTTAATTACAGTACAAAGATACGATCCAAACACATCCCTTGTTGTTAACCATTTGTTAATAATTAAAAGATGGTTTGGTTAGATATTTATAGGCATGAGATTATTAGTCCCGGAATTGTTCCATCCGAATTTACAATTCAGATATTCCATTTTTTCGTCGAGATTGCCGAATGCGTTCTTTTCCGCAAGAGCAGCAACGCAACCGTCATTTGATAATTCTCCGTTGGAACTTTCGCATGGCAATGGTTCTTTTTATGTGAAAGGAAAAGTGAAATGGAATCCGATCACGATAACTTGTTATCAATTCGAAGGCATAACAATACAGGATTTCTGGACGTATATGCAGACGCATCAAATTGTTGCTACGGCAACCGATTTCAGGGCAAGAGCGTACAAGCACGACCTGAGACTTTCGCTATTGACTCCGGCAGAAATACCACTGGGAACTTGGGTTCTGCATGACGCATTTTATGAAAGTGTCAACTTCGGGTCAATGGATAGGTCTTCCGATGAAGTTGCGGAAGTAACTGCAACAATCAGATACGATTATGCAATTTATAAAACATTTATTTAAAGGAAATTCATGGCAAGGTTAGACCCACAAACATACAATCCAATCACATCGTGGAGATTTAAAATTCAATTCAGTTCATTGCCAGAGGTAGGTTTCTATGCCAAATCGATCACAATGCCAACGGTGGACAATCAACCGTTAACAGTTGAGTACGGAAATACTCAGATGAAAATCAAGGGAAAGACAAAATGGAATGATGTCGAACTGACAATGTACGCTTATGAAAAAATGACAATCAATCAGTTGTGGGATTATATGGACACGCTTCACCAGAAAATCGACGTGGGCGAAGATTTTTATGGCAAAGATTATAAACTCGACATCCTAATTCAAATAATGTCGCCAGCAGATATTCCGATCGCCAAATGGACACTCGTAGGAGCGTTCGCAAACGTCATAAACTTCGGTCAGTTCGATTATTCTACCGAAGAGGTAGTTCAGCCGTCATTGACAATCAGTTATGATTATGCGGTGTTCAAACGAGTATAAAAATCGCCCAGCCAACGTGATGACCGAGCGATTTATATGAAAAGAAGACTTTACTTATTTTTTGATCAATTCAAATGACCGAGTTCCTTGCTTCAATCGAAGTCCAGCTACCAGCAACAAAGCCACCGGAATTTTATAATATGAAACAATCCACTTGGCGGGTTCGTATTTGTAACGGGTGGTCATAACATTTTGACCATTATGGAACTTTGTTATTTTTTTCGTGGCAATAACCTTTCGATTATGCTTCTCGAAATGGAATCCAATCACGTTTCCCGCCTCATCGGCATATCCCCACTGCCGTCCTTCGCCGGAACCGAATCGTAGGTTTCTTATCATGGTGTTCGGATCCGGTTTGAAGCTCTTAGGGTAGGTTACCCGTTTGATTTTGATATTAATGTTCATAATTCAATTTGTTTCGTTAATGATAGCATAAAAGTACAACGATTAAAAGTAACTTACAAATAAAATAACAACGTTAACAAATCATTATGACTTAAAATAAATAAATTTCAGATAATTATTTGAAAAACCATAAAAGAAGGAATATATGGAATCAGGAAAAGCAAACATGAAACAAGAAGAACCGCAATCAATTCAAACATTTCAAACATTTCCAAACAACGTAGTCCCGTTACCATCGAAGGGATTATTGTACGGCTTGGATAATCCATTGTCCAAGGGAGTTGTCGAAGTAAAAGACATGACTGCCAAGGAAGAGAATATCTTAACGACTGAGAGTTATATCAAGCAAGGAATTGTAATTGATAAATTCTTACAGTCAATTATCATGGCTCCGAAATTCAACTTTGATTCGCTGTTAATTGGCGACAAGGATGCAATTATTTTGGCATCAAGAATTTATGGATACGGTGAAATTTATTCAATCGAAGTTACGACTCCATCTGGAAAGAAACAGAAAGTGGATGTAAACTTGATTGACATCCCAAACAAAGAAGTGGATGAGACGCTATTTCCAGCAAATGAAAATAGGTTTAAATACAACTTCGAAAACAGATTTGGCAAGTTCGAAATTGAATTTAAATTATTGACTGTCGGCGATCAAAAGAAAATTGATGACCGATTGAAAAAGTATAAGTCTTTTGGAAAAGAAGACCAGCAAGTCACAATTCGTTTGGAAGAAATGATACTTTCCATTAATGGAAATTCAGATTCGAATTACATTCGATTATTTCTTACGAATGAATTTTTGGCTAGAAACAGTCGTGAATTCAGAGATTTCGTCACCAAGGTTCAACCCGGACCAAATATGGAAATTGAAATAGTGGATGAGGACACAGGAGAATCCTTTCGCACTCCGATTACCATCAGACCAGACTTTTTTTGGCCTGACTCCGGACTATGATAGAGTAGTAATGGATCAAATATTTGATCTGGCATATTATACAAAAGGAGCATTTCCATTTGAAAATGCGTATAACTTGCCAGTAAATGTTCGATCCTATTATTACGCCAAATTAGTCAGCGTCAAGGAAGCAGAGGCAAAAGCCGCTGAACAAGCACAACAAACAGGAAAGGGAAGTAGGTGATTAAACCTAACTTCCCTTTTTTTATGCTTTATTTAAAATCCAATGAATTTTAAATTGTTATTCGTAACTGTATGGAATCTTATACATTTTTAGGATCACATAATCCATACCTTCACGTCCATTATCACTAATGGCTTTTTCTGCTTCGATTTCAGAATCAAATTCGTCGAGCTTCCAATCCTCAGTATCTTTGAATACCGGATGTAACAACTCCTTCATGTAATACCCATCAGGGATTTGTTGGGTTTGGGAATCTATGCGTACTACTTTAAATATTTTTTTCATTGCTAAATTTGTTTCGTTAATGATAGCATAAAAGTACAATGATTAAAAGTAACTTCCAAAAAAAAATAACAACGTTAACAAATCATTTTGATAAAAATCCATCTGTTTTCGTGTTCATTACTAAACATAGGTGTCCCTATGTTACATTGGTAAGTTTGTTTAACCATTTGTTCATAAGTCATTTGTACTTATGTTTTTGTTTGGTTAACCATGCGGTTTCAACAAAACGTTGTTTTGTTTTCAAACAACGTCAATTTTTCCAAAATTGCCTGTTGAGATGTCTCATTGTTTTCTATGTTCAATTCTTTCAACAAACTGGACAAAGTTACAAGAAATTTCTGACATTGTCAAGTCTTTTTTTGTTAAACACTTGTTAACGTACAAAACCAATTGATTCAGGATATTTATAGACATGAGAAAAATAAATCAACTTCAAGAAAACTTATTTTCAACCATTGCTAAAACCTTGGCATTGGTATTGATTAAACAGAAATTAAAAAAAACGCCCCAGTCAACCGATTTTGACAAGGACGTTCAAAAATTTGTTATTGCCGCAGATACTCTCGACAAAAAACTCGATATTCATTGCAAGTCACATCCAGATGATTTTCGCTGCAAGGAATACCGATCGGGTAAATAATTATTCGCAGTGCGCCATTAAGACGCGCAGTAGGTTGTCGTAGTCACTTTTGCGACACGCGTCGAGAACGACCGCAATTTCGGTGGCCGTCCAGCCTTCTTTTTTGGCTTGACGCTGAAATGCGCCCATAAGCGAGAAAGCGTTGCCATCAAGACCGACCAGTTTGAGTTTGACGGTTTTTGGAGGGGTGAATAGATTTTCCATACTTGTAAATTTTGTTTGGTTAAATAATATTGTAAAAGTACATCCAAAATTAATACCCACCAAATAATCCAATTACATTAACATTTTATTAGGATATAACCCTTGGCAAAGAATCAAGCAGATGATGTAACAAAAATGTTGGAAAAACTTTATTCCACCATTAAGGACACGAGTCAATTTACTCGGGAGCAAGTCAAAATCAATCGTGACTTGCTTAAAGTATTGGCATTGCTTAATGATGGATTTGTAAAGAGTAAGGAAGATGCTGATAATTTAATTCAGGAAGTTACTTCTGGGGTTGAAGATGTTGACGCGTTTTTGGTCAAATGGGCGAAGGACAGACAAGCCAGTAAAAAGGATTTGGAAGAGCTTCGAAAGAAGTTCAAAGAAATTAAGGACATTGACGATGATATGCTTGACAATGTCAAGGATTATGTTGAATTAGTAAAGGAACGTCAGGGTTTATTGGAAGATGAAGCGGATATAACTTCCAATTTGTTGAAATACAACAATGATATATTAGCAACTATTCGTGCATCTAAAAGTCAATATTCACAAATTTCGGGAGTATTCAAAGATGTTGAAATGGATATGCGAAAAATTGTTTCGAGAAATATTGATTTTTCTGGGATGTTTAACGATGGATTGTCAAGTTTAGGTTCAGTTCAGGAAACACTTTCAAAGGTTCAAAACGATATTGATGGAATGATTTCAAATGTATCTGGCAATTATTTCGAAGCAAATTTACATTTTAATCCCCTTACGGATGATTTGGATAAAGAAATTACAAAAACGCTGTCAGCGGTGGAGCAGGAAAAGAATGCAAGACTGGACGGATTGAATGACTATTTTGCTAAGAATAAGCAATTACAAACGAATCTTGCGAGGCAAATGGCTGGTCAAAGTTCTGGAATGGATATAAAGGTTAATATTGATACTGGTGAAATTAAAACTGCTTCTGGGTTATTAAAACGAGGAACATTAGAATTTCAAAAAATGGGTGAAACTTTGGATGTCCTTGCGCTTAAGTCCAATTCGTTTTCAGAAATAAATTCAACTTTTAAAGAGATTAATAATTTAGTTGCGCTTGGTTCTGAAAAAACAAGTGAGCAAGTAAAAAGATTAACCGAATTGTTAACTCCGATGGGTATAGCAGTAAGAATGTTGACTGAACAAGTTGATTTAAAAGTTAACCAATTACAATTTGATACTGAGCAAATAAATAAACAAAAAATATTGATTCAAAATACTCAAAAGTATATGAGTCAGTTAAAAACTGCGGAGTCAATTGTTCAAAAAGTTGGTCGAGGGTTTGATTACATCAATCAAATACTTCCGGTCGGGATAAGTGAATTTATCGGCTTAAGCCGTGTAAGTAATGATTTATTAGAAGGACATAAAAGAGGAGTAACTGAATTTGTTGCTGGAATGCAAAAAGGTTCGACACAGGCAGAAGCCATGCAAGGTTATTTCAAGGCATTAAAACCATCAATTGCGGGAGTATTAACTCCGACGACCTTATTGATAACTGCATTTGTCTTGTTGTATAAATTTGCTGAAAGTTTGGTGAATAAATACAAAGATATGACTTCAGAAATGAAGATTTCATTGAATCAAGCCCATCAATTACTCGATGTTCAACTAGATACTTTATCGTCAACAAAAAATCAATTTGCAACTCTAAGTGATATACAGGCAGTCCAAACGGCAATGATCGGTTCAAGTGGAAAGGTATTTGATTTAACAAATAAAGATGCCAAAGAACTTTCAATTAACTTGGTCGAAGTTGGAAAGTATTTTGGTTATGGAAATACTCAGGCAGTAGAATTGCATAAAACGTTTAAAATGTTGGGCGCGGATAATAAATTTAGTTTACAGTTGCAGCGTCAACTTGGTTATATGTCCGAAATGGCTGGAATTAGTCCACATATTGTCGCACAAGATATGGTAGACGCGACTGAAACCGTTGCAACATATTTTGGTGGAATGCCGGAAAAAGCAATGAAAGCCGCCGTCGAAATTCGCAAAATGGGTTTAAGTTTGCAACAGGCCGGATCAATTGCTCAGAAAATGTTGAACTTGGAAGGGTTCATGACTGATATGTACGAACTTCAAGCAATGTCCGGCGGAGGAATAGATTTCAGTCAAGCGTTTGATCGAGGCATCATGGGTGATTTAGAAGGAATGACAGAATCAATTATGAAAAATATGGGTGGTTCAGCAAAATTTGCGGAGATGGACTATAAGGTGAAAATGAAAATCGCTAATACGTTGGGAATGTCTGTTGCGGAGTTGGCGAAAAGCGTAAAATTCGAAGAACAAATTGGAAATCTTACAAAAGAACAACAAGGGTATCTAAAAGCAAATCAAGACCGCATGGGCGATATTTCTAACCTTTCACAAGAGGATATTCAAAATAGATTGGCTCAACTGCAATCGACCGACAGGCTCGGCGTTGCTTGGGAAAAAATTAAAGGAGTATTATTTAGCGCATTGATTCCGTTAGCAGAATCGTTAGGCGAAGCAATTGATGCAATTTCTCCAATACTTGATCTGCTGATATTCGGATTTAAAGGAATTGCAGGAATATTGAGATTGATTTCTCCAATTGTAAAGGGAATTTTAATGCCGTTCAAGTTAATAGGAGAAGGACTATCTATTATTACTTCAAAAGTTGAAGAATGGTCGGGCAGCTTGAAGGTTGGAGAAGGCATTGTAACCAAGATTTCTGGCGCGTTACAATTACTTGGAGGAGCGATTGGATTGTTCTTTGCGCCTAAAATACTTTCAATGTTTTTTGGGGCGATTCTATCTGGATTTAAAATAATTCCAATGATCGGCTCCCTGTTTGGTTCAACGGGCGGCAACGTTAAAAAAACTTTTGCTGATGTTGGAACTAACATTACAACTACATTTGCAGAAGTTGGTACTACGATTAAAACCTCGATGGAAAATGTTGCGAATACAATTAAAGAAGTATTTTCGTCGACCAACGCAGGAATTTCGGATTTATCTGCGACGGCACAATCTATGACTGCTGACGTTAGTAAAAATGTTAAAGCAGAGATGGCCAACGTAGGAACGAGTACTGTGAAGATGACCAAGGACGTTGATTCCGCAGTAGAAAAAACTAAAAAGAAATTATCTAAACCTTCTACGATCGGATTTTTGCCGAGTGCGAGCGCAAGCGGAGCATTTAAAACTATTGGTGAGATTGGTTCAAAGGCATTTGCGGCAATGGCAATCAAATCGGCGATGTCGTTTATGACGGTCAAAAAAGAAGGCGAAGCACAAACGTCTGAAATGGCTTCGAATATGTCTGGAATTATGGAGTTGGCATTTGCCGGGAGTGCCAGTATGTTGTCAACGTACTTGATGGAAGGCGTGGAGAAGGTATTTACCAAACGACTGGAAAAGAAACTCGAATCTGGGCTAGAAAACCCGATCAAAAAAATGACAAAAGCATTTACTTCGGTTGAAGGCGAATCGACAGGCGTGTTTTCAAGAATTGTTTCTAAAGGAAAGTCGGTGTTTGGGAAACTGGGAGATTTTATGAAAAAGATTTCACTTGCTCCCAATGTGTCAGGAACATTTGACGGCATGGCTTCAAGTGCTAAAAAGGCAATTGAACCAATTGAAACTGTTCAGAATGTTGTTGAGAAGGTTCAAACATTAAAAACAGAAAGTATTGATAAAACTATTAAAAAGACTGTCAATGTTGAACCTGAAAAGGTTCAGCCAATGAAAACATTAAAAGGAATAGACAATCAAAAACCAATCCGTGACGTTGGTAAAAAAATAGGAACTGGATTTGATTCGGTTACTAATATAATGAAATTCGTATGGAATGGTTTGAAAACAGTTTTGACTGATATTGTTAAATTTGTTTCAACTTCAATGAAGGAACTTTCGAGCGGGATTGGAACCGCGATTAAAAATATTTTAAAGGGAATCGGAGACGGGTTGAGTTCGTTCAAATCAAGTGCTTTAAAGGGTGCGGCTACAATGCTGGTGCTTTCAGCGGCACTTTGGGTAACTTCAAAAGCAGTTGCAAATTTTGCTTCGGTAAAATGGGAAGATCTGGCAAAGGCGGGAGTTGCCTTGGTCGGTCTTGCAGCAATAAGTTTGGTCTTAGGATCCGCATCAACTCAAATGATAATTGGTGCAGTTGCAATTGGGTTGCTCGGCGCAGCGTTAATTCCGGCGGCATACGCGCTGAATATGTTCAACGACGTTGAATGGTCGAGTTTGGCAAAGGCTGGCGTTGCTTTGATTGGTCTTGGAGTTATGGCAGCCGCACTGGGATCGTTTGTACCGTTGATCCTCTTGGGAGCAATTGCAATAGCGGCTCTCGGCGTTTCCATTATCCCGTTAGCGATTGGAATGAAAATGTTCAACGACGTTGAATGGGATTCTTTATCCAAGGCGGGAGTTGCTTTGATTGGATTCGGGGCAAGTGCTGCGTTGTTTGCTGCGGGCGCGCCTGTTATTTTGACAGGGGCAGCCGTAATTGCAGCAGCCAGTTTAAGTATTATGTTGTTCGCAGGTTCAATGTTGACATTGAATTTGTCGATGAAAGGTTTAGATTTGAAACCAATAATGAACCTTGGAACAGTTTTAAAAGATTTAATATCGATTCCGATTTCTAGTCTTTTAGCACTTTCGGGAGCAGTTAATGTGTTGGGGGCCAGCATATTAAGTTTTCAATCTATGAGTTCTGTCGGGAGCGTGATTTCTGGATTGTTTGGAAATGATGTTGTTAATGATTTACAAAAACTTGCAAATCTCGCAAATCCGTTGTATATTGTGGCCGAAAGTATTGGTAAGTTGTCTGAGAGTCTGCAATCACTTGAAAACATTGATTTGACAAATTTAAGCAAACTTCCCGAATTTTCAATTGATGCAAAGGTTCAGAAAAAAATAGAACCGGAAGTACAATCAAATGCAATTCAACGAGATTCTACGCAGGTAAAGATTGCACCAGTTCAGCAACAAGTGGCTCAAGTTCAACCTCCAAAGAAGGAAGCAGTTGCCCAAGAGAAAATGTTAGAACCGAGAAAAGTTGCGGAAGCGGATATTCGAGCAACTGCTGCTGCCCAAAAAATGGCACAACAAGATATTTATAATAGTAGCACCGATAATTATGATGAAAAAATGGATATGGTTTCTGATTTTACCAACTTAGAAAGTTATATGCAACAAACGGTTCAATTGTTGCAATTGTTGGTGAAAAAAGATGTTAGCGTGAATATGGATTCACAGCGAATTACGTCAATCATAAAAGCAAAAAATAACAATTAAGGTATTCATGGCGAGACCACGAAGTAGTTTTAAAAAGGAAGACTTTTTCTTTTGGCGATATGATCCGGGAACTGGTAAATTGCCGCAACTAGATTGGAAATTGGAGTTCGAAGCACATATCACGACATTAAGCGATACTTCATCTCCATCATATTCTGAAAATTTTGATATGGGCCGAGCCGATCCGAAAGTGATGTACACTGGTGCGTCTAGGAATTTCAATATTTCGTTTTTTTTGGTCGGGTTAGACAAAGAAGAACATAAAAACAATTATATTATTTTAGATAAACTGGGTAAAATGACTTACCCAATTTATCAACTTGGAAACGGTTATAATTCGCCTCATGTCCGATTTCAAGTTGGAAGGTTGATGTCAGGATACGGAGTGATTACAAGTTTAACTTATGATTGGAAGCCTGAAAGTCCGTGGGTCGATAACAGACCACTTTATACCGATATTTCAATGACTATTAAAATATTGGCAAATTCGACTGGGTACAGGCCAAACGCAGGTTTCGAATATATGTACAAGGTAAATCAATAAAAGGGTTAAACATTGCAACGATACGAAGAATTTGCTGAAATCATTAAAACGGATGAAGGAAATCGACGATATGCAACTTTGTATTATCCTAGAATTCCAAAGAAATCCTCTGACAATTATATAATCACAAAAGTAAGTGATCGTTTGGATTTACTTGCATTTCAATATTATGGCGACACGCGATATTGGACAATAATTGCAAAGGCAAATAAATTGCACAATGCAACTATTCGTGTTCCTGTTGGGTTCAGGTTAAGAATTCCATATTTAACTGGTTCAGATATTGAAACATTATTTAGAGAAGCACAATTTTAAATGGCAGAAAGTTTATACAGACGAAAGCCGAAAGGCAATGTAATCGATGTCTTAAAGGCTCGACGAAAACTTTACAATTCAGATTTTGTAAATACCTCGACTGGTCAATCCACTTCGGTTAGAAATCCGTGTTGGGTTACGATGACTGGTCATAATAAGGCTTGTGGCGGCGGCGGAGATTGGTCATTACCGATAAAGGAAACAACTGTTCAATCGCTTTACAATTATGGTGGAGGAAGCATTAAACCTGCACCAGATATTGAATCCATGACTGTTGAATACGCAGGAGACTATGGCTTGGCTAGAAAAATAACTGGACGGATACGATGCTATAAAATCGTAGATTTTGAAAAAGTTCAGAAATATTTTTTATTGCCCGGAAATGAAATCGATGTAAGTTTTGGTTACGATCAAAACACTTGGGGAGTAAACCAAGGAGCAACATCATTAAAAGGGTTTACGGTAGCAGTATTTTCATTCAATACCACACAAGAAGGCCATTGGATTTGTGAATTTACAGCGGTGTCAGCGGCTCAAGCGATTACAGACCTAGATATGCAAATTACCGCGTGTAATGGTTGTAAAGGCACAAGCGGCGGCGGAGACGGCCCATTAGAATATTTTACATACGAATTTGGCGGCCAAAAGGTTACACATAAAGTTAAAGGTATCGCAGAACTTATTGCTGCCGATGCACAAGTGAATGGTGAAACGTCAATTGACGATATAAAGGATGGAACTGTTTTAGTTCCTTGGATAGATTACCGACCGGGTTCTAAAAATAAGGCAGCGGCGATGGTTATTTACCGCGGAGATCATATGCGCGATGGCGGTCAAAACTTCTCAGCATGGTTAACCAATATTGGATCATTCTATTTTGGAAAAAACGAAGTAGAATCTGCTAATAATCAGGTATATGTAACATTGGGTTATGTCGTTAACCGAATTATAAATGACCAACTTTTGAAAGCGATGGGCTGTGGAATCCCGCAAGAAAATGAAAAATTCAATAAACTTAAAATCGAGTTTCACAATGAATATTCGAAATGTAAAATATCGGACGAACTCATGTCTGGCGATCCGTTATCCGTTCTATTGTTAGGAAACGCGAATTATAAAAACGTTTCTGGTGACGGAAAAGATTTTGACAAAGATTGTCAGAATTTAGGATATGTTCGAAGTTTTAACGGCGGCGATATTACATTGGCAAATATATTATTACACAGAAATGTAATTGTTTCGTGTTTTAATGAGTCGACTAAGCCTAGAAAGGCAAATTCGGATCAAACCGACGTAAAAGATTCGCCTGACCAAGTTGTAAATGTTTCTGATTTTTTTAAGAAAATTGCGGATCATATTTCGGCGTGTACTGGTGGGGCAATTTCACTTCGATTAGTTGAAAATCCAGATGATATGTTTACATTAATTGTTGTTGATCAAAATTTCGGCGTAACTGACACATTGGAATGCATTGTTTTTGATCCTATTGACGGAGACGGCTCGACCAGAACTTGTGATGTACAATCAAACGTAGGCTCGCAAGAATACCGTGCGGCAATGTTCGTAGGTTCTTCCAAAAAAGGAGACCCGATTTCGGCATTAAGGAATTGTTCTCCCGATTTAGATGCTCAACGAAAGTCGGAATTGACCAAGGCTATTATAGAAAAACTATCCATAATTAAAATTCCCGGAAATCTTGGAAAAAACCATTTTAACGGAGATCAAATTAACGGGCTGAAATCCGTAATGGGTAGAATAAATAGAAACAGAACTGCAATCGCGACAAATGAAAATGTTCACTATCCCGGTTTATCGATAACAATTACGATCGATGGAGTTTGGGGATTTATGCCCGGAAACGCCATTTCAAGTTCACAGGTTCCGAAAATTTGGCAAGATACTTATAAATCGTATTTCCAAGTTACCCAAGTCACTCAAAACTTTCAACAATCCGACTGGACAACAACTTTGACAGGAATACTTGCATACTTTCCAAAGGTAAAATATACTCGGTTATGAAAATAAAAGATATTTTAAACGAATTAAATCAACCTTTCCCTGAAATGGTATCAGTTGATGTATTGAATAAATATAGAAATCAAAGCAAGTCTGATCGCGGTGAATATTATCATTCAATGATGGATAAAATGTATGATGACGAATTTAAGCAATTTGAACCAGTTACATTGGGTTATCATATCCATGACGAAAAAGTTGCATTGTCAGATGGGCATACAAGGTTAGACGCAGCCATTGAAGTTGGTTTATCAAAAATTAGCGCAGTTGTAAAGATTTCTCAATCAGATGCTCGGATTAACGCAAAAACACCTCCAAAGATTCCTAAGAACATTTCAGGAGATTGGATTAAACCCTCGGACATTGGGTTATGAAAATAAAAACAATCATAAAAGAACTTCAAGCAAAAACATCCAGATTTTTTGACAACTATTCTCAAGAGAATGCAAAGACATTGGAACAATGTAGAAAGATTTGTTCTGAAAAAGGATTTCCTTTAAACAATCAGCATGATGAATATTTTTTCAAAGAACATGGAAAGTTTATGGAAGTTTCGATTGATAAAATTCAAATCGGTCAGAAGAAAGTTGAGACAAAGGTTCTGAACCAGAAAGGAGACCAGATGGACTTAGAAAATTATAAACCGATTCATGTGTTCAAATACAAAGGGAAACTGTATTTGCATGACGGCCACCATCGAACCGTAAACTTGAAACAGAATGGTAAAAATAAAGTTAAAAGTTATGTTGTCAATTTGGATTTGTTCTGAATTAATATACAGGGAACCGCAATAAATGCCAAGAATATCGCAACCATATTATGCTCTTCATCAAATTATTACTGGACAACTTGCCAGTGATGATAAATTTGTATTGGCGGATGGTTCGAGTTATATTGGTTCGTTTCATATTTTACCGACAGGTCAGCGGTTCTCAGGATTTCAGCCAGAGCCTACTTCGGTTGAAATATTCGAGAAAAGGTTAAACTCAAACCAAGCCATACTTCGATACAATCAAATAACCGGAAATTCAGTAACCAGATCAAACCCGCCAATTTCATATTCGCCATTTCCAACTTTCGAAGATTACAAAAAAGGAAAGATTCAACGAATGTTTGTTCAAAAAAGAAATTCAGCGTTGAACACGATTCTGGAAATAGATGCCCAACAATACAATTCGATCAATACTTTAAATAATCCGGGAATTAATGGCGTGATTTACAACAAACTTTTAATTGAATGGGTTATTTCAAAAATACCAGTCAATGACGCATCTTATTTGAATTCCTTGATAATTCAAAAGTCAACTCCGAAATTTCCACATATCGGAACATTTTTAACTAATACATTGGAATTTTACAAATGATTAACCCATATAGACATAACAAGGAAACCAAAATGAAAATTTCAAAAATACTTAATGAAGTCAAGTTACCAGCAACGTTCGAATCCTTCATGGATTTAATGAATACCGCGATAGATGAAAATGATTATAATACATTTCGAGGATTGATTAAATCCACTGCGCAAAAACAAAAGTTCGACTGGATCGGAAGGTTCTACACAACTAAGGATTCCGACGGAAACTTGTCAAAACAAGTCTTAAAAGCATTGAATTTTTAAATTAACGGAAAACATGGATAAAATTCTTGAACAACACGCATTGCCTTGATTGGAATATAATCAGGGATTAGATTTGTCAGACGACGAAACTAAATATTTTTCAAATCATTTCGTATGTACAACCATTTATGAAAAATCAAACGGGGATCATTATGGTGGAGTATCAACGTTTGTTGCTCCCGAAACCATGTTAAATCATGATTTAACTCTGTATAGATTCGCTATTCCGGACAATTAACATTCAGTTAACACTTTTGATTTGCAGTTGTCAGAAAAAAAGTGTATGTTTGTAAAAAAAGTTTTAGATGCAGTTCATAGAATCAACTCAAGAACTTGCATTGTGGAAAGACAAATGTAAGTTGATTGTTCCAGTCCTAAGTGACCATAAAAAACATTGGGCTGTAAATCGAATTTCATTCCTTTATTTTTATGACCTGAACCTTTTTACCGAAGCAATCGTTTCGATAAATCATTCAGATTCCCAAAACGTACCACAATCGTTTCTAAGCGACTTACTCGGTTCAGACAACTACATACACCACAAAAAATATTTAAGCGATTCTGCGCAAGATTACGATGCTCAGATCGCATTCTGGATCGAAACAAACCAGCCGTTGAAAGTAGATTATGGAAATTCGATCAGAACATACCACAATGTGATGTCAAAAATCGAAAATTTGAACGATTCGATTCCGATCATGAAATGGTTAGAATGGTGTCGCGAAATTAAGGACAAATTTGTCATTTCTGTAAAAGGGTTCACCCCAGATCAAACTTTAAAAGATTACGATCAATTATTGATGAACCTTGCGATAATTGAAAAAAATGGATTATTTGTAAAATAACGTATTATGATTGATAGAAAAAGCACTGGCTGGAAATTTTCATTAACTCAACTTGTTTTTAAGAAATACACAGATTCGATTGGAGGCGATCCTAATGAATTTGCAGATATACTTTACAATAGGTTTGATGTTGATTGCGAAGATTATTCGAATGATGACAGTTATAACGATGTAACCGATTATTTCATTCAAAAGGTAGTCCCGCATAAAATTCATGTGTTCAACGCAGGATATGAATTGCTTGCAAAACCTTGGATCAAAAATATTGATTTTGACAAAGAGCAATTCATTGATAACCTTTGGTTGCATGACTTGTCGAAATTCAGCAAGAATGAAGCCTTGCCGTATGCAACCCATGACTTTTCTAAGGGAGATCGTTCACCAGCATTTGCACAGGCATGGGTTCATCATAAAAATAGCAACCCCCATCATCCTGAATATTGGTTGAACCCAAGCCGAAGCGGTGTAGTAGATCCCTTGCCGATGCCTGACATTTATATTTTAGAAATGTTCGCAGATTGGATTGGCGCAGGCAGAACGTATGGCGGCGAACTCGAAACTTGGTTGCCAAAGAATTTCAAATCGTTTACCTTCCATCCTGAAACGAGTTTCAAAGTCCACCTTATTGCAAACAGATTAAACATTAATGTTTGAACACTGCGAACACAACCCATTTACTTTAACGGGTAGACCTTCGAACCATTTTAACAGCATCAATTATGCTGCTTTAACCAAAGAGGATGGATCGAGGAAAAGGTTCATTTCAAGATATGAAAATGGTTTCTTAGTTGAGATTGATTTGAGCGGATTTCACTTGTATTTGATTTATATGATATTGGGACAAAAGTTTCCCGAAAATGTATATGAAGAATTGAATCAATATTATCCAGAAGAAGTTAATCCGAAGGATTTTACTTTCAAACAGATTTACGGCGGAATTGATGAATCACTTTTAGAAATTGAACCTTTCAAGTCAATCAAAGGTTTGACAAATGGAATTTACGAACAATACAAACGCGGAACTTTAAAGACATTCTTGTTCGACAGGCCAATTAATATTTCAGGCTTATCTCCGACTAAGTTATTCAATTATATGTTGCAGAATCTTGAGACGGAGTTCAATGCAAGATTGTTGAACGAACTCAACCAAAGGTTAATCCAAAAAGAAACGAAACTAATCTTATATACTTATGACTCCTTTCTCTTTGATTATTCCCCAAACGATACGATGCAAATATTCAAAGAGATAATTGACGTATTTAAAGACGTTCCGTTCCGCTTAAAAGTAGGAACAAATTATCACGAAATGAAATCAATAAAAATATGAAAAATAATTCTAAATAAAATGTTAATGTTCTTGGAATTGTCCGAGAAATGTTGTATATTGTACTTAAAGTTTTAACGCTCCCGTAGAGGAGAATTTCTTAACCAAAACAATGGAAACTGTATGTCGTTAGACAAAATCAAGGCGAAACTCGCCGCACTAAATGCGAATGCGCAAAAACCATCAACAAGCACTACTGGTGCAAACAATTTAAAATGGAAACCGGGGCAACGAAAAGATGCCAAAGGTAATCCTGAACAAGATTTAATCCGTATTCTCCCAAACAAATTTGCCGATCCTGACTATCCGTTCTTGGAAATTCCAATTTATTGGAAAGATAAATTTG